GAGCCGAGCGCGATTGCCGCAAGGATTGCGTCGGTGATTCCTCCCGCGAATTCCTGCACGTCGTACTTGAAAAAGATGGCGACGATGGCAAGGATGCCGGACACAAGCGCGGCAAGAATCGTGCGGGATGAATACCACGGTTTCATTACATTTTGCCGCGAGCGATGAGGTTTTGAAGGGCAAGTTCCACAGTGGCATTGACGACCGAGGTGGACGCCTGAATGCCTGTAGCAATGGCCCGCGCTTGGATCTCGTCAACGGCCTGCTTACGCTTGATTTCCCCGGTGGCCTTGCTGTCAGCCATAGATAGGACAACATCGAGAGCGATGGGCGCGAGTTGCTCCAAGAGGGTTGCCGCAGACGATGCTAGGATCGGCGCGAGGAAATTAAATAATGCAACGGATGAGCCAGTAATCCAGGCCCAGAGTCGGAGGAATGTGTTCTTCATAATTTTTCTTTGACGTGTTCGAGAGCCCGCGTGTTGTCCGCCAATGCCTTAGTGGCCCCGGCTAGGAGGACGGCCAATTCCCGGTTTGTGGTGATGAGATGCTCCGTAAAGTCCTTGCTCAGGGCTGTAAATTCTTGCCGTGCTTGCTGGATTTGACTGGTAAAATACCGGGTCATCCACGCGCCGCAGATTAGGAAAATAATCAACATCGCCACAAACATCCAGCGGTCGGTCTGTTGGGCCATAAAATTTGCAGTTTCAAAGAGACCAGGGAGACCAGGCAGGTCAGTGGGATCGGGGATAGAAGGCGGCATGATATAAAATTGCTAAAGAGCACTCAGCCTCATGGTTCTGGCGTTGGCTCCGGCACGGGATCAATCGTCACGGTGCCGTCTTCGTTAATCGTGATGGCGGGAATGCGGCCGTTGATGGCGGCGAGGCGAGCGAGGCCAGCTGCGTCGCCTTGCGCGGTCAGGAATCCGGCCACTAGCTCGCCAAATGATTGATTGATCGCAAAGACCGACGCGGCCTTGGTGCCGAGAGCGGCCAGCACGGCAGCGGGATCGGGCGCGGACCATAGCCGCTGACTCGCATCGTCGAGATGGTTGAGGATTACGTCACGAGTCTGCGTTGGCGCGATAAGCAACTCGCGGGCTGTTCGCTGTGCTTGCGTCTCCGGCTCTGTGGTCAGGAGAGATTGCGCGGTTGCGTTAAGGGTGAGGGCCGCAAGGGCCGCGAGGATTGGGATTAGTTTTCTCATAATTATTGCTCAGTCACGCGGATTTCCTGGACATATAAGTTGTCGGTATTTGTATCTCCGGCATTGGTTCTAATCGCCCAAAATGTTACAATGATTTGCGCTGCGGTTGATGGAATCACGATAGAATCGCTTTCGTAGAGTTTCGGATCTGTCGCTGAGGTGGGCGCGGCGTAATCGCTCCCAGTCACGGAGTCTCCCAAAATAGTGCCTCTCGCGGAGCTGAGCATTCCAGACAGGGCATTTCCTCCAGTGAGTTCAGCCGCGGTCAAATAGTTTAAATTAAACCTGAGCCTAAGATTTCCGGCGCTAGTGCCATTAACCGCCACAACCGCGCCGATCTTAATTGTTTTCCCCGCCCATTCGCTCGGCGAGAGCGGCCCTTCGAGAACCGAGCCGTCCGCCCCGTCCACAAATGTCACAACCTGAGCAGTCCCAAAACTGGTGACGGTAAGCGACAAATTACTGTAAGTGCTCATCTTTGCCGCTCTCCACGCGAGTCCGGCCTTCGTGCGGCGAAAGTAGGCGTTGGGGATGTTCACCGTCCCAGCATTGATCGTCACGGCATCTCCGCTGGCGTCTCCAAGGGTCGTGTTGCCGCTCGCATTGACGGTGACAGGCGCGATAGTGCCCCCACTGATAGTGCCGGTGTTGACCGTCGTTCCCGCGAGCGTGCCGCTGGTGATGGTGCCCCCGGCTGCTGCGACACCGCCGAGGCCAACAAGCGTCTGATTCCCGGTGTTGATGCCGGAGGACGTGCCGGAGAAAATGCCGTCCTGCGTAGCGAGAGTGCCGAGGCCGAGGGTGCCCCGTCCGGCGGTTGCGTCGGCATCATCCAATAGGCTTAGGCCGAAGGCGCTGGCTTGGCTGTCGTCGAGCTTTAGATCCAGCGCGGTCTGACCTGAGGTGGAGACAGGCTTGGCCGCATCGGATGTGTTGTCCACATTTCCGAGCCCCACGTCACCTTTGACGAGGCCCGTAGGGGTGGTGATTACCGGAGATGTCAGGGTCTTGTTGGTGAGCGTTGCCGTCGCAGCGTCCTTTGTGGCATCGCTGGTGTTGTCCACGTTGCTGAGGCCAACCTGCGATTTGGTCATGTCGGTGAGCGCGGAGCCATTGCCGTTAAATGATCCGGTCGCAGTCACGTTGGTCGCATTCACGTTGGTCGTATTCACGTTGTTGGTCGCATTCACGTTGTTTTCCGCATACACGTTGGTCGCATCCACGTCGCCGGTCGCAGTCACGTTGCCGCTCGCAGTCACGGTGACAGGCGTGAGAGTCCCCCCGCTGATCGTGCCGGTGTTGATCGTCGTGAGCGCGAGCGTCCCGCTGGTGATGGTGCCCCCGGCTGCTGCGACACCGCCGAGGCCAACAAGCGTCTGATTCCCGGTGTTGAGGCCGGAGGACGTGCCGGAGAAAATGCCGTCCTGCGTAGCGAGAGTGCCGAGGCCGAGGGTGCCCCGTCCGGCGGTTGCGTCGGCATCATCCAATAGGCTTAGGCCGAAGGCGCTGGCTTGGCTGTCGTCGAGCTTTAGATCCAGCGCGGTCTGACCTGAGGTGGAGACAGGCTTGGCCGCATCGGATGTGTTGTCCACATTTCCGAGCCCCACGTCACCTTTGACGAGGCCCGTAGGGGTGGTGATTACCGGAGATGTCAGGGTCTTGTTGGTGAGCGTTGCCGTCGCAGCGTCCTTTGTGGCATCGCTGGTGTTGTCCACGTTGCTGAGGCCAACCTGCGATTTGGTCATGTCGGTGAGCGCGGAGCCATTGCCGTTAAATGATCCGGTCGCAGTCACGTTGGTCGCATTCACGTTGGTCGTATTCACGTTGTTGGTCGCATTCACGTTGTTTTCCGCATACACGTTGGTCGCATCCACGTCGCCGGTCGCAGTCACGTTGCCGCTCGCAGTCACGGTGACAGGCGTGAGAGTCCCCCCGCTGATCGTGCCGGTGTTGATCGTCGTGAGCGCGAGCGTCCCGCTGGTGATGGTGGTAATCCCGGTAAAGGCATTGGTGCCAGTCCATGTTAGCTCTCCCGTGGCGGTCCCGTTAAATTTCGGGGACGAGATGTTGTTTTGAGCATGGACGGACCCCGAAATGAAAAGGATGGCGAGAATGTATTTAGGCAATTGCATAATAATGGAGCAGGTAATTGGCTGAGTCTGTGGGGCCGGAGAAATTGGCGGTGAAGCCAGTAGTGGCAATGCTTGCGGCCTCGATGGCTGCGTAAATCAAACCCTCGCCGGAAGGCGCTTCGATGGTGCAAATGATCGTGGTCGGCGCAACCGTCAACGCGGTGGAAAAGGTGACGTCTAATGTTGATACGCCGCTCCCGATGGCTTCCGCGCCGTATCGTCCCACGCCCGGAACCGGGGTTGGGCTCAGGTTTCCAGCCTTGATAATGTCCTCAGAAATTGAGACGGAAGCGGAATAGGTTTGGATCTTGCCGGACTCTGTGACTTCAACCTCGAAAACCAAGGTCAATTCGCTGGCCCCACTAACGTCAAAAAGGTCCTGAAGTGAAAAGGTGGAAAGCGTCAATGTCCCGGTCTTGCCAAGCGGTGCGGAAAGGATTGCGTCCTCGACCGTGATTTGCGGAAAGTTTGCGTTTTGTTTGCTGCCCGTAAAGCTCAAGACGTACGCGACGCCAGGGGTCCCGCTCACGCTGACGTTATCGGTCCCGATAGTATCGATAGCAACGAGCGCGGTTTGAACTGCGGAGACGGAAGCGTCAAAATCAATTTCGGCGGTCGTCCGCGCGGGAGTGGTGATCGTGCCAGTTCCCGAGTCGGCGGTGGCTGTGGTTATCGCTGCGCCGCCTGAAGTGGCTGCAATCGTGAATGTGGTTGGAGACGGTGCCGCTACAATATAATAAGTGGTGCCCTCTGTCCAGTTGGCCTCGTTAGTAAATCCCGTGCCGACTACTGGCTGGCCGACCGCAAAGCCGTGATTGGCCGTGGTGGTAAAGACTCCCGCAACAACTGCCGCCGTGACGGAGCGCGTATCCGAAGGGATAGTAATGGAGAAAGTTCCGCCAACTGGAGCGGGCGCGAAATCAATTTGCTGGACCTCACTGGCCGTCAATGTCCCGGCAGTGACTGTGGACGGGGTAGCGGTGACGGTGCTGGCCAGGTTTGTAAAGCTGGTTTGGAGCGCGACGGGATCTGGCGAAAGAAAGATTTCCTGAACTTCCTGCACTGACCCCGACCCGGCAATGCGCTCAGAAACGATTGCAGTGGTGTCAGGGACTAGCGAGCTGTCTGTGACGGTGAACGCCGCCTGTGCTGCCGCTGTGACGAATGTAATGGCGTAGCGCGAACCGAACGCCGATTTGGTGATGGTGACGCCGCCCGCACTGGTGACAGATGCCAGAGCATTGACCGCCGTGGAGAGCGCGGCCGCAGTGATATTGTAGGCCAGCGCGGCGGTTGTGTCCCCGCTGAGAGTGATTGTCCAGGTGCCGCTGGTGGGAACTGCCCGCAAATCGCCGAGCCCAACTTTGATGCTGGCACCGGATTTATCCAGATACGAATACGGCCGGCCAAAAATGCCCGTTTGTTTTAAGAAATGGACTTCAACGGTGTCAGAGTCGCCATTGAAAAAGTCCGCCGGAAGCAATCTGCCGGAATCTGTATCCGACTTGACAAACGCAAGGTCGGTTGTATCGATGAAAAACTTGCGAGCCATTTACTAGCGGACTGGTGTCAAAGTTGATTACG